ACCTTTTTAGCAGACACAAAAAAGCCGCTGTTAAGCGGCTTTGGTTGTTTGGTTGGTTAAGCTCGATAACAAGACGGCGTTGATTTTGTCCAGCCCTTGCAATTCCGTTGTGATATTTTTTCAAGCGCACCATCATTGCGCGGCAGTAGTTTACAAAAAAATTTAATACATTCTTTGCGTGTCGGGATGTTAAAGCGGTTAAAAACAGGATTAATTTATGCTAAAGTATGTTAAAGCGGTTAAAGACAGGATTGAAGCGCGTCCGGCGGGAGTGATTAAGTAATGGATGATGGTGATAGATCAGTAGCACTGGAAGAACTAAGCATTAAGCTGGCACTGGATCGGAACAAGGCAAACAGGGTTAATACGGATGCAGATGTAGCGGCTAGGCATTGCGAAGAGTGCGAGGTGTTGATCCCCTTGGCGCGTGTTCTTGCGGTCAATGCTGTGTTGTGCGTTGAGTGTCAGGGGTTGATTGAAAATGGAGATAGTCTGCGTCGGTAAATTATGGCTAAAAATTACGATTTTGCTAAGGCTAAGGCGCTGTATGGGATCGGAAAGACCCCCAGGCAGATAGAGATTGAACTTGGAATCCCTAGGTCAACTTTTCAGCGGAAGGCTAACGAAGAGGGATGGGAAAAGGGTGGATTGAATAGCTCTATATCAGACGTTGTGCGGGTTGTAGAAAATTTGAGCCAAAAAAGTGAGCCAGAATCTATTTTGGTTCAAAAAGAGGCCAAAAGGATATTAAACGCGAGCGGACGCATACAGGAAGTTAGCATGATTGCCATTAACCGGCTTGCTGATTTGATGGAGTGCGCCGATGATATGAAGGACGTTAAGGCTGGGGTTGACGCGCTAAAAGCGGCGATGATTACATCGGGGGTTGTTCAGTTTTACCCCAACGCAGCGACAATCAACAACACCAACGCCCAGCAGAATAACGAAAAGGTAATCAGAGTGGAGCATAGCCCAACAATAGCAGATGTCTAAAGCCCCCGTTACCATCAAGCTACACAGATTCCATGAAGGGCAGAGCCGTATAGCCAGTGGACGGGGGAAGCGTACAGTTATCAGGGCAGGTAGAAGGTTTGGTAAGACTACTATGTTTGAGGACTTGGCTTGCAAGTTTGCTATTGATGGCAAAATGGTGGGATGGTTTAGCCCCAAATACAAATATATGCGCGGTAGTTTTCGACGTATTAAGTCCGTTTTAAAGCCGGTTATTTCGCGGGCAAATGCAACCGAGGGAATCATTGAGCTGGAAACTGGCGGCATTATCCGATTTTGGACGCTTGAAGATGAGGACGCTGGGCGTGGCGACTTTTATCATGAGGTTTTAATCGATGAAGCAAGCCTTATTAAGCGCGGGATGCGTGACATTTGGGAGCAAGCAATCGCGCCAACACTGCTAGATTATGGCGGCAATGCGTGGATGGCGGGAACACCCAAAGGCATTGATGAAGAAAACTTTTTTTATTTTGCCTGCACGAACGATGATAAAAAAGCGGGTGAGGTCTGGACAAAGTTTCACGCGCCCACATCAGCAAACCCCGCAATAAGCAAAGAGGCACTGCAGGAGTTTAAGGATAATCTGCCCCCGCTTGTTTACCAGCAAGAAGTTTTAGCCGAATTCATAGACTGGTCAGGCAGTGCGTTTTTCGCCCTCGAAAGCCTATTAGTAAACGGCAACCCCATCCCAGCACCTTACGGTTGCACTTCAGTATTTGCTGTCATCGATAGCGCAGTCAAAGACGGCAAACAGCACGACGGCACAGCGGTCACGTACTACGCGTATAACATGCTCACAGTTAAAACGAGGCTGATTATTCTTGACTGGGATATAATACAAATAGAAGGCGCATTGCTCATTGACTGGTTGCCAAGCGTACAAGCCCGGTTAGATCAGCTTAAAACCGATTGCCGGGCAGAACGCACAGACCCAATCTTTATTGAGGACAAAGCCAGCGGCTCAATCCTGCTGCAACAGGCACGGCGCAAAAGTATCAATGCAAAAGCAGTTGACAGTAAATTTAGCTCAATCGGCAAGTCAGATCGGGCAATTGCGGTCAGCGGCGATGTGTACCAAGGTCACTGTAAAATCAGCGAATATGCCTACAAAAAAGAGAAGAACTTCAAGGGCTTGACAAGAAACCACTTGATTAGCCAAATAGTCAATTTCAGGATCGGCGTTGACAACAAAACAGACGACTTGCTGGACACCTTTACCTATGGCCTGCTACTAACCGCCCCCCGGAAAAAATAATGCAACAAATAACAGAAGAATGGCAAAAGATGCTGGCGGCAACACAGGCGGATCACGACACTGTGAAGCTTTTTGCTCAGTATCACCCGCTTGTCAACCGGCTAACGAGCTACCCGCTTAACATGGCACTGGCGAGGGGCTTTGAGTTTAAGATGCCCAACGCACCGCAAGAAGCGATCAATGAATTCACCAAAGCCGCCATGCGCTACAGGGCAAAAGAAAGCGTGGTTGAGTTGCACCGGCTTAAGAAAATCTATGGTGCATCATCAATGGCCGTGGTTATCAACGACGAGCAAAAGACTAATCAGCCGATTGATTATGAGGTTTTAGCCGCTGGAATCGGAAATAATTTGTCATTTAATTCGCTTGATCCAATGATTACTGCTGGTAGTTTAGTCTCTTCGCTTGATCCAAATAGCGCACGTTTCTTGCGCCCTATCACGATTACTTCACAGGGCAGAAGTTACCACGCCAGTCGGTGCATAGTCGTTCAAAACGAAGGCGAACCCGCAGACTGGATAAGTTACAACAAGGCGGCTTATGGCTTCTTGGCGCGGTCTGATTTTGTTAGGGCATTGCCATTGCTACAGGTTTATTTGAGGCTTAAGATTGCCGAAATGTACCTGGCGGATAAAGTAGGGGTTATGGTTGTTCAGAGCGAGGGTAGCGGCGCGGTGATAGACCACTCTAGTGAGGTGGTTAATGAAATCAAACGCATATCAGTTGACCTAGCGGAAACAGGAAACGTGTTATCAATCGGCTTAAACGACAAAATCAGCACGCTGGACGTAACCAACGCCAACAGCGTATTGGTTATGCTAAACGACTCTTGCATTACCGCAATCGCCACGGCTTGCGGCAATATGCCCGCCGGAATCTTGAAGAATGAAGCACTGGCACAGGGACGGGCGGATGGTACGCACGACAAGGAAATGCACGATCTCTTCTATGTGCAGATACAAGACAGCACGAAGCCCACGTTTGACTTTGTTGACAACTTGATTATCAGGGCGGCGTGGACGCGGGAATTCGTTGAGCGGATCAAGGTAAAGTATCGGCACTTACAGGGGAAAAGCTACGCGGTCATTATGAAAGGCTGGATGGACGGCTACGAGCGTGTTTTTCTGTCACCATCAGTGCCTTCGGAAGAGCAAGCAACCAATATTGCTAAACAAAAAATTGAGGCGTTAGCATCGTCTAGCGCAATGATTACCGCAAGCGTAAAGCTGGGGGCGATAAACTCTCAGATTTTAATTGAGTGGCAGGCGAAAAACATTAATGATCTTCGGTTTTTCCCGAATGACTTAAATTTTGATGATGAAGAATTACTCAACTCACTAACCCAAGAACAGGAACAGCCCGATGAAAGCGAACAACCCGACGAACAACAATTTACTGACACAGCTACCGCCCCCACTGACGGCGTTTAGCACTGATGGAACAGCCGGCTATGTCGAAATAGGTGACATTGGCGGAAGTGCGACACAGGTATCGGTAACGCTCACATTGCCCGCCAGCACGTTGACGTATGCTGTTGGTCAGGTTGTCGGCACTCTGGTAAATATCCCCAGCATTTTTAAAACCGCAGGCAGTACCGGCTATATTGTTGCCGTCCGAATGTCCACGAACAACAAAGCATCAAGCCCCCAGCCACTGTTAAGGGCGCACTTGTTTAACGCCAGCAACCCCACAGTTGCCGCCGATGGTGTCGCCCACAAAGAGCTGTTTGCGGATGTGCCTAAGCGCCAGATGTACCACGACATGCCGATTATGGACGTTGCGGCAGACTTGACCAATAGCGATATTGCGCGATGTTTCGATAAAGATGCCCGCTGGGTAGTCACTGCCGCAAGTGCCAGTCGTGATTTATGGCTTTTACTGGAGGCGCGGAACGCATTTAGCCGCGCGGTATCGCAACAAATCACCGTCACCCTAGTCATGGATAACAACCCATGAAAATAATCGACTTAGCGATAGCGGCTCGGCTGTTGCACAACAGGAAAATTGAGCGCACTGCACACGCCCAAAAGCACTGGGTGACGACCGAGACGGGTAGTCACGTTCAATTGGACGGCGACGGCAAGATAACCGCCGGACTTGGCGGGAAGCACACGGGCGAAAACATCAAGGATATTGGCGGGACTAAAAACTTCACCAAGTATGAAACCAACGCGGAAAAGGTGAGGGGCGTTAGTCATGATGATTATGTCGAGTTTAAAG